TTAATGTGCTATTATCGTCCTGACTCAGAGTTATTAAGTGATTATCTAGCAAAGCAGTGGATTAAAGATTATACACTTGCCGCTTGTAAGTATATGCTAGGTGAAGCACGTAGTAAATTTGCTACTATTGCAGGACCACAAGGCGGATCAACACTTAATGGTGATAGCTTAAAAGCAGAAGCGCAGGCTGAAATGGAAAAACTAGACCAAGAAGTTTCAACACAAATGGCCGGCGGTGTCGGCTACGGGTTTACAATTGGCTAATGGCTGAGTTTAGCCACAAAGAAGCCCATAGGCTTTTTTGGATGGTTAAAGGACATCTTACCAGTTCTGAAAAAACAATATTAGAAAGTGCAGACGGATATTTTAAACGTCTTTGGGGCAATCACGAAAATGTCTATAAAGAAGAGGGTTTTGAAGAAGCATATAAAAAACTTCTTGACAAAAGGTCCTGATCCTATTATAATATAACATATATTTTAAGAGGATTCATTAATGTTACCTAAACTACTTGTTGTTGGCCACGGCAGACACGGTAAAGATACTGTCTGCGAAATGTTAAAAGCATACGGATATAAATTTCAATCATCAAGTAAGTTTTGTAGTGAGCTTTTTATATTTGATGAATTAAAAGACAAATACGGTTATGCAGACGAAGAAGAATGCTTTGCAGATCGACACAATCATCGTACTGAATGGTACAATATGATACACGATTACTGTAGAGATGATCTAGCACGTCTTGGACGCAACTTGTTTGCAGAACACAGTATCTACTGCGGACTACGCAACAAGCGCGAATTCTTTGCAATGCAGAACGAAGAAATTTTCGACTATGCTATTTGGGTAGATCGTACGGATCACTTGCCTACTGAAGATCCTAGTTCTATGAGTATTGAACAATGGATGTGTGATTACACTATTGACAATAATGGCGACCTAAAAAGATTACAGAAAAATGTTGCAGTATTGATGAGAACAATTTTTAGAAGTCAGGGATTAAGTCTCCCTGCTTCCACCGCACACCTTCTTTCTGAAGAATACGCTGACAGTTAGCACAGATAGTTTTTAGGTTACTCGGACGACAGTTCTCTAAGTTACCATCAATATGAAATACATTAAACTGTTCTAAGTGTTTAGATCTAAATCCACATTTGTCACAAGTGTCTTTTTTTTGATATCCTGCTTGTTTCCATTTAGGAATTCCGTGAGCTGTTCCCCCGTGCTTTAAACAGATCTCACACTTTTTTCGATAATAAGTTCTACCTTCTTTTTTATAATTTATGGCGGCAGGTCTTTGTCCGCACAAGCATAATGGTCTCATATTGTATTTAGCTCACCTTTTTCGCCCCTTTTTTTTGGTGTTTAGTGGAGTGTTTTTGCTCAATTATGGTAAATAGTTATAATAAACAAAAACCATATCCATATATTAGGAGACATAGAATGGCATTAACATCACCAGGAGTACAGGTCAGCGTTACAGACGAAAGTTTTTACACAGCCGCTGAGCCGGGTACAACACCAGTAATATTTGTTGCTTCTGCTGAAAACAAAACCAATGCATCAGGATCAGGCATTGCGCAGGGCACATTAGCAAAGAACGTAGGTAAACCATACTTACTGACATCACAGAGAGATCTAGCTGACCAGTTTGGTGATCCACAATTCCAGATCGACTCCAACAACAATCCAATACACGGTTCGGAACTAAACGAATACGGATTGCAAGCGGCATACTCAATTTTAGGAGTAAGCAATAGAGCTTGGGTTGTTAGAGCAGGTATCGACTTAGGTAAGTTAAACCCAAGTTCATCTGTTCCGGCAGCAGATCCAGAACCAGATACTTATTGGTTAGATACACAAGTGTCGTTGTTTGGTATTCAAGAATGGAATGGTAATGATATCACTGTAAACGGCGGTCAGAGCTTTACTAATAAGATTCCATTAGTACTTACAGATAGCGGACAAGTAACATCAGGAAATGCACCACTAGGTTCAATTGGACAAATTGGTGATTACGCTGTTGTTGCTGTTACAAATACAAATACATTTTGGTATAGAAACACAAGCGGTACTTGGGTACAAATAGGTACAGATGCTTGGAGAGAAAGTTGGCCAACAGTATCAGGTACTGTTGCTAACCCAACATTAGCCGCAGGCACATTTGTTATTAAAACTGATCCAACAGAGGCTAGCGGAACAACTATTAATGTTACTTCAAATATGACATTAACTGCACTAGCGGCAGAGATTAATGGTAAAAACATTGACGGTATAACAGCAAACGTAGTTGATAACAGGCTTGTAATTTATAGTGATGGTAATACAAGTGGTGCTGACTCAGCATTAGGTGGTCCGATTATTTTATCAAAAGGTATAGACGGAGCCGCACTAGTTGCCCTAGGCATACTAGACAGCGACACTTCTGAAAAAACTTTTTATCCACCTGCTGTACACATTGATAAGCATACTAATATTGCAGAATTTAAATCAAGCGACACTTATCCACGTCCTACAGGTTCTTTATGGATTAAGACAACAGAGCCAAATGCAGGAGCACGTTGGAGAGTTAAAGTTTGGAATGATGAAACTAAACTTTGGGAAACAATTGACGCACCAATTTTTGCATCAGCACAAAGCGCAATTTACAATTTAGATAGAGTCGGCGGTGGCAGTACTTTAGAAATCGGCAACTTATTCATTCTAAGTAATGTTGCAGGAGACACACAGCCCCTAGCAACATTTAAGATTTTTAAACGCGAGGCAGTAGGTAGCACTATTGTAAGATCTGCTATTATTACTAGTTCAGGAATTGCCGATGCTAGTGGTACTGGATACAACATTACAATTGAAGCAACAGAGCCAGGCGAAGAAAGTTTTGGTACAGCAGTTACTATTTTAGTTGATAATAACGATTTAAGTCAAAATGCAGATGATGCAACTGTAGTAGCACAAGCAATTACAAATGCTGGCGTTCCTTACGTTACTGCTGAAGTTGATAATACTAACAGAGTTATTATTAAACATACCAAAGGCGGTGAAATTAGATTAACAGAAGGTTCTGCAGGAAACGACGGAATCTTTACAGTATTAGGTATAAGCCCATACGTTGCCGCAGTTGGTAATACTCCTGCTTCAGGCACTGCAAATGTTAGTGTTGAGCCAGGATATGAAGTAGCTGACGGTAAGTTAAGACTAAGCAACTGGAGAGCACTAAAATATACTGCTTCTACTGAAGCACCAACTACACTAGCTGAAGACGGTGAACTTTGGTATAACTCAATTGTAGACGAAGTTGATATTTTAGTACATAATGGTACTACTTGGGTTGGTTATCAATATGCAGGAGGTTCTGTTGAAGGACATTCTGTTAGTGCTAGCCAGTACTACAATGTATCTGATACATTTAAAACAGATCCAAAAGGACCGATTATTGCCGCAACAAAACCATCGAAACAAACAGATGGAACTGATCTTGTAGATGGTGATCTTTGGATTGATACTTCAGATTTAGAAAACTATCCAACAATTTATAAGTATCGTTTAGCAACAGATAAATGGGAACTAATTGATACAGCAGATCAAACATCAGAAAATGGTATACTATTTGCTGATGCACGTTATGGACTTAACGGAGCTGCCGGCAATACCAAAGCAGACATTACTGATTTGTTAGGTAGTGCTTATTTAGATCCAGATTGTCCAGATCCTGCACTATATCCAAAAGGTATGATGCTTTGGAATACACGTAGAAGTGGATTTAATGTTAAAAAGTTTGTACGCAACTACATTGACACTGGAGCAAAAAATACTCTATTAGGCGATGCAGATATGAGAAATTATTATCCACATCGTTGGGTAACTGAGTCAGGAAACCAAGCAGACGGATCAGGATCTTTTGGTAGAAAAGCACAACGTAAAGTTATTTTACAAGCTATGCAAGCAGTAATTAATAACAACGATGAAATTAGAGATGACGAATCACGTATCTTTAACTTGATTGCGGCGCCAGGATATCCAGAGCTAATCGGCGAAATGGTTTCATTAAACTATGACAGAGGCTTAACTGGCTTTGTTATAGGCGATACACCAGCAAGATTAGATTCAAGTGCTACATCACTTAATAATTGGGCAACTAATGAAAACGGTGCTTTTGAAGATAGCGACGAAGGACTTGTAACAAGAGATGAATACCTTGGGTTATTTTATCCTTGGGGTATCACAAGTGACAATTTTGGAAACAACGTTGTTGTTCCACCAAGTCATATGATGCTACGTACTATTGCACTTAGCGATGGTGTTTCTAATCCTTGGTTTGCACCAGCAGGCACAAGACGCGGCGGCATTACAAATGCTTCGTCAACAGGCTATATTGATAGCGAAGGTGAATTTGTAACTGTTGCACTTAATGAAGGACAACGCGATACATTGTATAGTAATGCAATTAATCCGATTACTTTCATTACAGGCGCAGGTCTTGTTAACTACGGTCAAAAAACTCGTTCAAGAGGAACAAGTTCATTAAACAGAATTAATGTTTCAAGGCTTGTAGTTTACTTACGTAGTCAGTTAAATCAACTTGCTAAACCTTATATCTTTGAACCAAATGATAAAATTACACGTGATGAGATTAAAGGTGCGGCAGAAAGTTTACTACTAGAGTTAGTAGGACAAAGAGCACTCTATGACTTCCTAGTTGTGTGTGACGAAACAAATAACACACCAAGTAGAATTGATCGTAACGAACTGTACTTAGATATTGCAATTGAACCAGTCAAGGCAATTGAATTTATTTACATTCCGTTAAGATTGAAGAATACTGGAGAGATAGCGAGTCTTTAATATGATAAATACAATTACATTAGGAGCAAGTTAAATGGCAATTTCAACACTATCAAAAATTACAGTTCCTTTGGCTAGCGGAGATTCTGCTAGTACACAAGGCTTGTTGATGCCGAAGCTCCAGTATCGCTTTAGAGTGTCACTGGAAAACTTTGGTGTTTCAACACCGACAACGGAACTTACAAAGCAGGTTATCGATGTTACTAGGCCTACGGTTGCTTTCGAGCCAATGGAGATACACGCTTATAACTCAAAAGCATATTTGGCTGGAAAACATACTTGGTCACCAATTACACTTAACTTGCGTGAGGATGTAAACAACGCAGTTCAAAAACTAGTTGGCGAGCAGTTACAGAAGCAGTTCGACTTTTACGAGCAGTCAAGTGCGGCATCAGGACAAGATTATAAATTCACTACTAGAATTGAAATCTTAGACGGCGGTAATGGTGCTAATACACCAAACGTACTAGAAACATTTGAACTTTATGGTTGTTTTGTTACTAATGCTAACTATAATTCATTAGCATATGCAAACAACGAACCGGTACAAGTTACACTAGAAATACAGTATGATAACGCAATTCAAACACCACAAGGTGAAGGTATTGGTACTGCTGTAGGACGTACTCTAGGTACATTAATTACAGG